TCAGGCGTATGAAACGGCTCATGACCGCATTGCCGTTTCTGAACTGTGCGGCATGTGCTTGAGTCATACGGTTGCTGCTCGTGATTTAGACATTAGCTTTGCCACATGGCGCGATCGCGGAAAGGTGCTTTTACGCAAACTCTGCACGGAGGCCAATTTGAGTGAAGCCGAGGCGGTTCAATCCGAGAAACTGTTTGCGGTACTATTTGACGATGTGTACAACATCGCCACCAGCCAGTGTCTCAAAACCGATTTTAGCAAACAGAATGGCGGATCAACATCAGGAGGCGATGTCAGCGGATTCTTTCCTGAGAATCTGGTGAATCGTCGTGAATACGAATATAAATATGGAGGATTAAGTGCCAGTGGCTGGAACGGTTCTGTTTAATAACACCAGTTGTATTAAATGTCCCACGACATGATAGAATGACTCGTAAGAATGGAAGAGGTTCCGCGACTCGTGGCTGGAGCAAAGAGAAACCAGGTACACACGAACGTACGGTTATGTTACAGAAATGCGGACATTCTTGCTTTCTTGGACCTAACAAGACATTTCCTATCTGTACCAAAGGAACATGTCGCATCAATTTACGCGGAGTTCATGCCGCCTTTTCACGCTCTCGACAGTGGAAACACCCCTCGATTTCTAGAAAGGCAAAGGCACTTCTTCATCGACTAAACGGGCTTACCAAGAAAAAAAGAAGAGTCTAAATGGTAGATACGAACGATATATCATGTTGTCGCATGATGAGATCAATCTAATCATCTATGTATCCACATTGTTACTGTTTTATGATACAGAGTGGTTTACTACGTTATAAAAAAAGACACCTCTTTCCGTATAGAAAAAGGGGTCTTGTTTTTTTCACAATTTCCTTAACAAAAGGCGCACCCTCCCGCTTTCTTTGGGCAACCACATTGCGGCTTCGGCACACCACACTGATTGCACCGAGCAGGCGGCTGGCTTCTGCCGCACCCGCACTGTGATACGGGTGCACCACACGCGTTACAGCTCTGGCCCGATGCCATGGCCGGCCAGTTAACATAAATAAGATATCCAATGATCGCAAAAAATATCAGCGTTAGAAGAGGTAAGAGCATGGTTCTATTTACTCCTTCTTTATTTTTAACGGAAAATTGCCATCAACAACATGAGCGCAATAATCTGCCAGACCGACTGGACCGGGCGGGCAAACGTGAAGAGTTCTGCCACCGAAGCATTCCATAAATATTTACCTACAAATGACAGAATAAGGATTGCTACGACAAACGCCAACAGAGAGGCTACGAGATTCTTATAGGTTTCCTGACGATGCGAAGATGATCCGGACATATCGGTCATGCACTCGACTCCTGCAAGGGCGAGATCCTGAAGCATTTCTATCTACTCGTCCGTTTTTTCGTAATGAATCGATTCCTTAATCACCACCTCTCGATGCTCTTGAATATACTTCATCAAGTTCTGCGCCTTCTCCTGCGATTCCAAGTGTTCTGCAATCAACTTTTCCATGTTCTTCTGGCCTAGACCTGCCTGGCGCTTCTGCTTCTTAAAGAGTACTCGACCACCCGAGTTCTTAAGATCCAATGCACCGATATTGTGACTCTTCATCACACGCACAATAATCTCCTCCAATGCTCGCATCTTCGTATTTGCTTCTTTCATTTCCTGTTTTCTCCCATCATTTAGCACTTTCAAACGACGCCATTCAATAATCGAATGCGTCAACATAGACAATTCACTCTCTTGAGGGGTGGTGAGGGCCTGTGATTCTTCTGCCATTTCACCTAATTATGAATCTAACGCAGAATGGGTTTAAATCCTTTTTGAAAATTTGATTGATTTGAGTTACATTGGTTGATATCAACGATGTCGTCTAATGAAAGCATTGCTCATAATATTCTCTATGAACTGTGGTACTCTATTGCTGAAACACTCTTTCAACGTGTATGTGATGTGACAGAACTTAACGAAGAACAACGAGAGGCTCTTCGAAGTGTTGCCCTTCGACCCAATGATTTTCAGGTACGCGTGGAGCCTTAGAGCGCTTTACGCAAAATATAACCGCATTCTCTCTCGAATCTGACCACGACAAATAAAACAAGTCGTATTTTGTTTTTTTGAACATCCGCTACAAAAGGTATGTCCACACGGTACAATTGTATACGATACTGGTTCTAATAAACAAATTGAACACGATGGTTCTGCCGATCCATCATTGCGCATCATGGTCTGGACAGACAATAATTCTCGACATACATTCCATTTCTTATAGACTTCCACTAATTCCGTATAATTTTCTTCAAATCGTGCCGATGCATAGATCGATTCTGCATATTTTGAAAACGACTCGATCAATTCGGGCAACGCATCATTGTGGGTCAGGCTGGTAATAACTGGAATTCTTTGATGAAGTTTATCTAATAGATCGATCTTTTGATACAGGGTTGTCTCTAAACGCAATACTTCCTCTCCTATGATTTTATATTGACTCGTTAGCCACTTTGTCTGTTCTACAAAGTCATGCACTCCATTTTCTGTTCTCATTCGCAATAGACCTTGATTGTATTCGGTCATGGTTTTATTCATTGACATATCCAATTTCAATTCATTAGAAATCGAAGCATTCTGAATTTTTAAGGTAGGGATTTCTCGCCCAAACCTACGAAAAATCGTTTCGGCAGCACCTAACACCGCAGGTGTTTTCTCGGAATGTACCATAAAAGAAAAGAGTTCATTATTTTGTTTGGTAATTAACTCTTTCAGCTTCTTCTTTGAAAGATGCGATGATGAAGGAATCATGCTTTCTGAAAGAAGTTTTACTTCTGCGCATTGTTTGGATAGGATATTTGTAACAGTGGAACGGTATTTAGGGTGGACCGTATTCGCATCAACGGATAAGTCTGGTATTTCTTCGTCGTCCCATATGGCATACTCCATACGACGGTCTGCTTCGCGCAGCGCTGCCATCTCTCTCGTCATAAGAAGCTTTCCTATCCAAAGAAACACGGCCGGAATGACCTTAATAGGCTTCTGATCCTTGTTGATCACGCTGTTCCATCATTTGATCGAATTCGTGTCTAGACATCGTTTGTCCATTTACTACGACTACTTCTGATCCTCCTACACTACGTCGCTTACGCTGCGTACGTCTTACACGTCTTTTCTGCTTTCGGTTCTTTCTCGTTTTTCTCATTCTACTGATCGCATTTATTTAAGATATACCACTCGTTTATGTATGGACTCCGCATATTCTTCTAATAGCCTTCTCTTCGTATACCCTTTGATCGATTTAATTGAATGCGCTGCTAAATAAGCAGAGATCGATCGATCCGTGTCGTGAATTTCTAAAAGTTGTTGCGGTTCCTCTTTGATATGAACAGGAAGTGGAGTTCGACTTGTAATTCCAAATTCTTTCAGATCACCTGGAGAGATCAATTGTTCTACATAGATCGGTTCGGTAAAATATCTCGAAGGCTTGGCAGGGCAGGTACTGGTCAGGTGTCCATATTGGGCACATGTCGAACAATATCGACTATTTCGGATCGGGCAGATCGATTCCGCATGAGGAATACGAACGTTTTTCATAATCGATCGGCAAATACTACACATGGTTACGGTATCAGAATACGATCGATCAATTCAATTTTATTTCTGTGATCGTATTACATGTCGGCCGATCAGATTCATTTCTTTTTACAACTACGAAATCAGATCAAACTCTATCATTGGCAAACTCGGGTCTATGCTCGGCACATTGCTACTGACGGCATTTTGGAACGTGTCGATAAACTGATCGATTCCTTTGTAGAGGTTTACATTGGAAAATATGGACGCCCTAAGCTAACCGGCAATAATGCGGCTCTTTCTTTACATAATCTTACTGAAGCGGGTGCTTCTCGTATGATCAAAGCAGCCATTAAATACTTACAGGGACCTCTTACTAAATCGCTTCACGCAGCTGACTCCGATCTGATCAGTATTCGAGACGAAATGATCGCTGATCTAAATCAGTTACTCTATTTGTTTACGCTTCATTGATAGAATATTAGTATGTCGCTTGTAAAAGATCAGATCTTAACAAACTTTAACGCTCAGCGTGCTACCTATAACATATAATTATGATGGTCTCGCAACTGGACCACAACAATATATTCCTCCTGCGGTAGAGGCGGTTTCAGCCGACGCATCCGTATTTGTGTTCGGTACAGGCGCTGTCTTTACCGTTCCCTGATTTCTTGCCACTTGAAGTGACTTCTGGTACAGCGCCAATGCCTTCGCTTGTTCCAATCGTATCACAGCAGATGCGTCAAAATTAGTATTCATGTTCTATTATGAACATGGATTTTATAATGGAAATGGAACGACCCACCCTAGCGTTGAACCATACATATTCGTACCCTGTGCCATAGCAGTGAATGGGTATAATTTATTAACTAACGAAACGGAAGACTTATAATTATTATATTCTTGGTAGTTTTGAAATCGATAGTAAAGAGGAGAGGAACCCGTACTGACATATTGTACGTATGCATTCGAGTTATAAGCATAGACTTTTCGAAACAAATTAATTTGATCTGTATATTTCATGGATTGATTTTGAGATAAGGTTGTTACATTTGATTGTAAGGGTACTTTTTCTGTAGTATATCCTTTGGTGGATAAGCTTGAAGTAATAGGATACAAATATGGAAAATCATTTGGTCGATTAATGAAGTATTGTTTATATGTTGGATTCTGATTGAGCCAATTCGCTAATCCTTGCTCATTATAAAAACAAGGAGGGGGGATCGAATTGCTGCTAGGAAAGGTAGATGGAATAGACATCTCTATCGTAGTATAAAGATAATGTTACGTTATGTTTATAATCATGGAATACCTTCCTGGAGATACATTATTGCCCCGCGAGGAGTTTGTCACAAATACTTCTACAAAATTAACGGGGTTGGAGAAGAAAAAGATGATTATTCTTGCGACCAATGAAGTCAATGATCAGACCTTATTCATGAATGGATTGACACAAAATATTGTTGTTCTATATCATTTGTTTGAAAGTCTCGGATATCATTCTTATTTATTACAACATACCAGTCAGACAACCGAAAAGAAAGATTTTATTCTTTCCTATCGTACCATTACTACACAGGATATTGTTATGAAACAACTTCCTATTCATGCCTTTATCGAAATCGGAATGAGCCTGGATTCTGTTACTCGCGGATATCTTCGTAGTATCGGTACCAAAATTGCCAAACTCTATTTGGGAAACATTCTGAACATTGACATTGAAACGATTCAAAACTACAGTAATATGTTCTTTCATCATCACCTTGTTGGAGAGATTGATGAAATTTGGACGAGCCCGCATTACGCTCAACATATCCAGTATGCTGCCGTTCTCAATCGTACACCGATTGAAAAAAGTAAGTTTGCACCTTATGTATGGGATTCCTGTTTTATGACACAGTATGGACAGAAACAGGATTTTCAATGGATTCCAGGCACCGATTGGCGCGATGTGAATATTGTGATTATGGATCCTAATATTTCATTTCAAAAATGTACCTTTTATTCTCTGCTATTGGCGGAAGCGTTTTCTAAAAAATATCCTGAATGGCGCGGAACCGTTGAGATTATTAATGGTGATCGTCTCAAACTCTCGTCCAATGCCAATAATAATATTCTTCCTGCTCTATCCTTGTACCGAGCGGGCCGAGTTCATCTCTATGAACGTAAAAAGATTCATACCATTTTAAAAGAGAATCGTTCTGCCTGTTTTATAACCCATCAATGGAACAATGATTATAATTACATGACACTCGAGCTTCTCTATGCGAATTACCCCATTCTCCATAATTCTAATGGGTGGGCACCTTATGGATACCATTATTCGATTTATGAATGGAATAAGGCTATTGAAACCTTGGCCAATGCCATTCAGAACCATCAAGAGAATCTTCCGATTTATGAGACTCATGCCGCGCGGTTAATGTGGAAACATAGTATTCATAATCCTGACATTCAACGTCGTTGGAAAGAATTATTGTAGGCATACACGGTTCAGCATAAAGATTAGACTCTTGTACTGTCTAATAGAATGCCACGTGTAGGAATCTCCTATCGCCCTGCTGAATCTCTGTTTTACAGCGGCTGGAATCAGACAGCACTGGTACTCTCTGAACTCTATTCCGCATTAGGGCACGAAATTATTCTCGTTGATGGGACAAATAGTGATGCATCGTGGTGGGACGATATTACACCTCGTTATACCACTGCCAATCTCTATCAAACCACAGGCTTGGATCTTTTGATCGATATTGATGGTTTGATTGATGCAGATGCACGCGTCAAAGCGTCACGACAGACTGTTATTTTTCTTCGAACCTATCTTCAATTTGCCGAAATGGATTCGTCCGTCTATATTGAATCCCCCTATGTTCCTCGAAGCATGAAGAATGTACATGAAATCTGGTGCTGGGATATCTTGAATCCAGAAA